TACGTGCTTGCCCGTGATGTCGCCTTTGCGCAGCGGGATCTCAAAAGCCAGACACGCATCATCGAGGCTGACGCCGCTTTTCCATCCGCTCTTGAGTGCGTCCATCGTGCAATACCAGGCGCGCTCCCAGGGCTTCGCGTGCTCGCCGTGGATGTCGGGCGGGAGGCGCACGCCGTGACGGATGGCGCGGCATCTCAGCATGCCACGATCGAACTCAGCATTGTGCGCCACGATCTTGAGCCGACGCGCGACTTTCACGTCGCTGATGAGCCCAAACATCTCATCAGCGAAGCGCTGCAGAAGGTCGCGCTCGCCCCGATCATCGCGCACAAGCGTGATCGGCTCGCCGTCGTTAAGCGCGAACGAGATGACCCAGAGCTCGCCAAAGATGCCCGACAGGCTCGTCTCTCGGTATGCCTTGTCCGCCTTCTGGGCGTCCTCGGGGCTGCGCAGCGCGTGGTACTTCTCCGCGATGTGCGCCACGACGTCGGGGCGCGTCGACGGCCCCGTCTCGGTGTCGAGGTAGATGGTGGTCATGGTTGGGTCTCAATCGTGATGGTGAATCCGTAGCGCGCCGTCTCGTCGGCGCGCGCACGGCGTTGCTGGTAGCGCCAGGCGATCGGCGCGGTGGTACCGTCGTGGGTGCCGTAGTGCGCGGCAATGGTGTCACGCACGTACTTGAAGGCGCTCGGCAAGTTGTCGTCGTCGAGGTCGCGAGGGCTGATGCGCTCAAAGGTGACCACGACGGGCAAGTCTGGCAAAACACGAGAGCGCAAAAGCCACGCGGTGGTCTGCTTTTCTTTGTCGGTGCGCTTCTTCAGCGTGCGCCAGTGGCCGCGCGCGTTGGTGTGCGCGTCGAGTTTGACCGGGGCGTAGAGGTGGATGGGATCAGGCATCCAACACCGTCAACGCACCGGACTCCTCAAGGGCGGCGCCGTAAAACGCCCGCAGCGCGGCGATCGATTCAGCCGACGGGCATGCGCCCTCGTTTTCCCAGACGGACAAACTGGCGACGCTACAGCGCGTCTCGCGGGCCACGTCGGGCAGGCTCATGCCCATACTCTCGCGCAAAGAACGCAAGCGCGTCCCGTCGAGAATGGTGCGTGCCCCCGTTTTTGGATGATACCAGGTTCGGGACATTGCATCTCCAAGGCAAAGCCCCGCACCTCACAAGGTGCGGGGTCTGTGATGCTCACGCCTTGCGGGACATGAAGCCAGGGCGAGAGGAAGCAGCGGCCGCAGGCGCCGACACAGCGGGCTTGGTCTCGCCAGCGCGAGACTTGAACGCGACGACGTCATTGCTGGCGTCGTAACCGTTGGCGGCAGGGCGAACCTTGAGCTTCGCCGTGATCTGGCACCCAACGCATGGCGACAGACTCATGCCGGTGACGCCGCATGCATCGGCAAGCTCGGCAGCCTGTCGCTTGCCAATCTCGAGCATCTGCTGGCCCTTATCGTCAGTGCGGACCGTGCGCAGCGTGATGCGCGTCCAGACCTTGCGTCCCTTGTGGTCACCGTCGTCGACGGTGAGCTCAACACTTGCCTGGACACTCTGCTCGTCGCGAGTCTTCTTTGCCTCTATCTTGCTGACGGTGACCGGGTAATCACCGGGGGGCAGCGGGTCAAAGCTGGACGGGCGGCGCTCGACGCTGGCGACGTCAAAGTCAAGGGCAAGTGGATCGTTGTCATCAAACATGTGTCATCACTCCTTCGTCGTGGAAGCTGCCACGCCAGCATGTGCCGCCATCTTCGCCACCACGGCGCCGAGGTCAGCGGGTTCGAGCGGGTCAAGAGCCCCGCTGCGGTCTTTGGCGATGCTGCGCGCATCGCCGGATGTCTGGAGGTAGCGCACGGGCACGCGCTTACCGTCAGGGTCGACCTCGTCGACACAGACAAGGCGAAACACCTCGTCAAAAAGGTAGGGCACGGCGTCGCCAAGTTTGGCGCCAGGCATGGAGATGCCATAGGTGATCCGGCCCGTGGCGTCGTCTTTCACCTTGGCAAGCTTCGCCGAGAAGTAGACGCCGATGGGCAGATCACGAAAGGCGCGCATTGCGGCGGTGACGCGCTCGATCACGGCGCCGTATGCCTGCCGTGGGTCGCTGACTTTCTTCTTTTCAGCCGTGAGGACGACTTCGGCAATCTCCGAGATGCTGTCCAGCGCGACCCAGTCGTAGCCGTGGGTCTTGCTTGTCAGATGCTTGTGGACAGCGATCAGATCGTCGACAGCTTCGATCTCGACCACGTCAAAGCGATCATCACCCGACGCGAACGACAGCGACAACAGGCCCGACTCAGCCGACACGATCAGCACCTTGCCAGGCAGGCTGCCGATCAGCGTGGTCTTACCAATGCCACTGTCACCGTAAATAAGCACCTTTGGTGCGTGAGGCCTGATGGCCTGCGCGAGTTTCATGATCTGCATGCGTTCTCCTCTTGTGCGTTGACTTCTATCGCCCGATAGAAGAATGTGCAAGCACAAAGCGAAAGGACAGGTCATGAAGCTGAGGGACTATCAGCAAGAGGCAGTCGATGCCGTGTTTGCCTATTGGGAGCGGGCGCCGTCGACGACAGAGAAGCCAGCCAGCCCGCTTGTGGTGATGCCGACGGGCAGCGGGAAGAGCCCCACCCTTGGCGAGACGACGCGGCGCCTTGTGCAGGACTATGGGTGTCGTGTCGTCATTGCGACGCACCGGGCCGAGCTCATTGCGCAAGATGCGAAGGCGGTACGGTCTATCTGGCCGATGGCGCCGGTGGGCATTTTCTCTGCGGGGCTGGGGCGCAAAGAGGTGGACCAGATCACGATCTGCGGCGTTCAGTCGATTGTGCGGGCAACATCTCGGCTGGGTCATGTCGACGTGCTGATCATCGACGAGGCGCATCTTTTGAGCCCTGAGGATGCGACGTCGTATCAGCGGGTGATCTCCGACCTACGCACCGTCAATCCCGACATGAGAATCCTCGGGTACACGGCGACCCCCTACCGGCTTGGCCAGGGGTTTCTGACCGAGGGTGAGTCTGCGCTTTTCACCGCTGTGGCCTATGACGTTGGCGTCAAGCGCTTGATCTCTGAGGGCTGGCTTTCGCCAGTTGTGACTGGCTACGTCAGGGAGCAGATTGACCTCTCTGAAGTTGGAGTGCGAGCGGGTGAGTTTGCGGCGAAAGACCTCGAGCTTGCCTGCGACGTCGACAAGATTAACGGCATCGTCGCTGACGACGTCAAGGGCGCCATCGACGGCGGGCGGACGTCGGCCATGATCTTTGGCACCAGTGTGGCGCACGCCAAACGGCTTCGGAATGAGATGCATATGCGCGGCGTGTCGTGTGATGTCATCACGGGGGAGACGGAGCGCAGCGAGCGAGACGAGATCATCGGCCGATTCAAGGCTCGCAAACTGGCCTGCTTGTCGTCGTGTGATGTGCTCACGACGGGCTTTGACGCTCCTGTCGTCGATGTGCTGGCCATGGTGCGCCCGACCATGAGCCCGTCTCTTTATGTGCAGATGGTTGGGCGGGGCATGCGGCTGGCCGATGGCAAGACGGACTGCCTGCTTCTGGACTATGGCGGCAACATTGCGCGCCACGGGCCGATCGATGACGTCAAGGTAAAACCCAAGGGCAAGAAAAGCAGCGATGCCGAGGCGCCGACAAAGACGTGCCCCAGATGCCTTGCGCAGCAGGCTCCCGCTGTGCGTGTGTGCCTGCATTGCGGCTTTGAGTGGCCGGCGCCTGAACGGAAGGCGAACGACAAGGCGAGCAACCTGCCGGCGCTGTCGCTTGAGTTGAAGCCCAAGGCGCCCCCGGTGCGGCATAGTGTGGGCACAGTCGAGTGGCACAAACACATCAAGGCTGGCGACGACACAGCGCCCCCGACCCTGAGAATCGACTATTACCCCGATGGTGCGCTTGGCCTTGGGCGCAAGATCGTGTCGGAGTGGGTTTGCGTCCAACACGAGGAGGGCGGCTTTGCATGGCGGAAAGCCATGAAGTGGTGGGCTGATCACGTTGGCTGCCGTCTGCCTGATAACGTCGACGACGCGATCGAACTCCTCGACGAAGGTCACATGCGCCCCGTCGAGGCCATCGAGACGGAGAAAGATGGGAAGTGGGATCGCGTTGTGGCGATTCATCACGGCGACCCAAGAGAGGCTGGCGACGACTCAGACGAGGACGAGGCGCCTGTCAAGGTGAAGCGCCCATGCGCAGAGTGCGGGATGCCAGTAGAAGACCCGCCCGTCGTCAAGAGGCTCGACGCGATCGGCCGCACTCTTTTCTTTCGACAATGCCCATACTGCCATGGCAACCATGGCGGCGTCGGCAAGTGGTTGGCGCACACACCAGAGATTGAGGCTGTCGCTGTCGACGAGAACACCGACGAAGGGGATGATCTGCCATGGTGATGACAATGCTTGAAGCGGCCTTGTGGTACGCATCTCGAGGGCTTGCGGTGTTCCCATGCTCTTCAGGGACAAAGATCCCGTTTGCTGGATCAGCTGGGTGCAAAGACGCGACGACGGATGAGGCCACGATCCGGTCATGGTGGGAGAAGACACCGGGCGCCAACGTGGCGATCGCCACGGGTTCGGTGTCTGGGATCTACGTCGTCGACATCGACGCGGCATCGTCGGAGATCATGCCGCGCCTGCCTGAGACATGGATTGCACGGACACGCGGCGGCGGGTGGCACTACGTCTACCGCCTGCCGGATGAGTTGCGCTTACCCAACACGGCGAAGTCAAGCCCCAACGC